TTGTAAAGCTAGATACGGCAACCAATCACTGGTCGACTATTATTTTAGGACTTATTGCAGCTTGGAAGCTTTTAAATTTATCATTTTTAGCAACGCCTCTTGGATTACTTTTATCTTTAGGCGTAGCGATTCTTGCTCTCTATGATGATTTCAAAACTTTTCAAGAAGGTGGAAAATCTTTTATAGATTGGGGAAGTGAAACCACTAAGACTGTAGTTGGGATTGTAACAGCTGTTGGAGCATTAGCAGCTGCTATTTATGGTGTTGTTTTAGCTATGAAAGCTTGGGCTATCATTCAAGGTGTAGTGAATACAGTGATGATGCTTAATCCAATATTTTTAATCATAGCTGGAGTCACTGCTCTTATAGGTCTTCTTGGATTTTTAATATTGAAATGGAAATTAGTTAAGGATGCTATAGGTAATTTTTTTGGTAGCATTGGTGGTAAGGTATTAGAATTTATTTCTGGTGCAAATGTTTCAGATAATATTCAAAACAATCCAGGGTCAAATAATAAACCAATTCCTCTTGGATCACAGAATAATAACAGTCAGACCAATCAAAATGTAAATCAGCAAACGGCTATCACCATCAATGGTAGTGCTGATGCAAATTCAGTTGGTAAGGCTGTAGCTGGAGAACAAAGCCGAGTTAATTTTGACATGGTTAGAAATATGAGAGGTAGTGTAAGATGAGTTTTTTAGCAGAACCCATTACTATCGTCCCGCTTAGACCTGTTAGAAAAATTGGTTCTATTAATGTAAATGTTGTTCTCACTGAAAATACTAATGACACGTTAACCATCACTAGACAGCCAGTGCAACAAGGCGCATCGATTACAGATCACGCTTATAAAGAGCCCACTGTAATTTCAATGACTGCTTATTTTAAAAGTAATTCATTAAGTAATGTGATTACTAATGTTGATCCTAAGAGTTTAATTGATTCTGTTTCCAGTTCATTAAATCTATTGGCCAAAATATATAAAGATTTACTAGAGCTTCAAAGCAGCAGAGTTCCATTTGATGTTATTACTCCAAAAAGAATTTATCGCAACATGCTTATGTCCGCTCTTTCTCAGACTACAGATAAAGCTACAGAAAATTGTTTAAAAGTAGATATGACGTTTCAAGAAATAATTATTGTAAAATTATCTACAACACAGGTCGCTAGAATAGCTCAAAAAATTGCAGCGGTAACTGGCAAAACTGAAAATGCTGGGAAAAAATCTGTTCTTCAAACTATTAAAGAAGGCATAGGTTCAATATTTAGATGACAACTTTTATTCTACCTCTTCAAATCGTCCCACAAAGTTTTGCTATTTCATTAGCTGGTAAACAGTATTTAATGACGTGCAAATGGAATGATGCTGTTGATGCTGGATGGGTCTTAGATTTTGTGGATGATATTACAGATGAACCTATTGTCTGTAATATTCCACTTATCGTTGGTGCGGATTGTTTGGCTGGATTAGAATATTTAGGGTTTAATGGTGAGCTTGTTGTATTCACTGATGGCGATGAGCTTATGCCGCCCACTCTTTTAAATCTTGGTGTTGAATCAAATGTTTATTTTCAAACGGATTTAACAGTCGATGGATAGTTCAAATCAATATCTACGAGAATTAACTCTTATTGTTTTTGGAAACGATTTCAATGGGATTAATTTATCTAATCTTAGAATTAAATTCTCTGTAAAAAGATCCGATACGATGACCCCTAATGTTGCGGATATAAGGGTTTATAACGTAGAAGAAAAAACTGCTTTAAATATTTTTAAAGATTTTTCTTCTGGAGTCATTGATACCACTACGGGTCTTATTAAAAATAGAGGCAGAGTTATTTTACAGGCTGGATATCCAGGAAATTTAGGAGTTATTTTTCAGGGAAATATTAAGCAAATTATTTTAGGAAGAGAAAGCGCTACGGATACTTTTGTTGATATCGTAGCAGGGGACGGGGATAGGGCTTATAATTTTTCTGTTGTTAATACAACTTTAGCAAAAGGCTCTAGAGCTATTGATCAGATAAACGCAGCAGCTACTTCTATGATTCCTGATGGAGTTACTCAGGGTCATATTGGCACGATGCCTACAGAACAATTGCCACGCGGAAAATCCATGTGGGGCAATGCTAAAAATTATTTACGCAACATAGCTCAAAGCACTAATAAAGCGTGGTCCATTCAGGATGAAAAAATAACATTCATTCCTAAAAAATCTTTTTTACCTGGTGAAATAGTTGTTCTTACAAGCAAAACAGGAATGATAGGAACGCCACAGCAGACCAATGAAGGCGTGAATATAAAATGTCTTTTAAATCCAAATATAAAAATTGGTAGCAGAGTAAAAATTGATAATAAATCCATTGCTCAATATAAAATTAATTTATCCGTTCCACTAAGTCCTGAAAATATTCCAGCGCCATTAACGGCGGATGGAGTTTATTATGTTTTAGTTGCCGAACACACGGGAGACACTCGCGGGATCGAATGGTATACAAGCCTCATTTGTCTCAACATGGATATTTCTACTAATCCAATTAATCAGGTTCAAACGGGGTACGGACCATGAGCGATAGAGCACAGCTATATAATGATGCTGAAGAAGCTCAGCGCTTAGTTCTTGATGGTAGGCAAGCCACTATTTGGACAGCGATACCTGGCATTGTTCAGTCAGTAAATTTTTCAGCAATGACCGTTGAGGTTCAGCCATCTATTCAGGGCACAATTGAAAATGAAAATGGAACTATTCAGTCAGTAAATTTGCCTCTTCTTGTAGATGTGCCGATTGTTTTTCCTAGCGCGGGCGGATTCACTATTACTTTTCCAATCGTAGCAGGAGATGAAGTTCTTGTTGTTTTTTCATCTAGATGCATCGATGCGTGGTGGCAATCCGGCGGTATTCAAAGACCGATGGAAGCTAGAATGCATGATTTGTCGGATGGTTTTGCTATTCCAGGCCCTAGATCTCAGCCAAGAGTTGTTCCTGGAATTAGTAATAGTGCTATGCAAATCAGAAATGATGCTGGCACAAGTTACATAGAAATTGATGACGATGGAAAAATAAATCTTGTTTCACCATCTGAAGTTAATTTCACGGCTCCTATTGTAAGAGTTACCGGTGGTTTAATCATAGATGGAACCGTCACAGGCGTTGGAATGACTCCTACAATTACAATAACATCCGACATTGATTTGACTGGATCAATGACTACATCTGGAGACGTGGTGGCAAATGGAATTTCACTTGATAGCCATACGCATCCACAGTCGGGTGGTGGAAATACGGGAGCTCCTAATCCATGAGAATAAGAAAACAAAGCGCAACCGGAGATTATGTTTTTGGAAATAATCAAAACGACTTTTATAGGGATGTGCCTATTGGTGTCGGTCAAAATGTTGAGACCAGACTTCTTTTGTTTATCCAAGAATGGTTTTTAAATCTTGAAGAAGGTACACCTATTTTACAGGGTATTTTAGGCAAATATTCAAAAACAGAAGCCGACGTTGTTATCCAAGATAGAATTTTATCCACTGAGTTTGTGGTTAACATTGAAAATTATGAAAGCATTATTGATACTGAGGACAGGCGAATGACGGTGACTTGTACGATTAACACTACGTTTGGTCCTACGGAATTTGAAATTAGTAACTATGTGAGGTATTAAATGGAACTGAGTGATTTAGCATATATCGATGAGACAGGATTCCACTATGCGGATTACCCATCCTATTTAACTTATTTTCAAGACAAGTACCGAACTATTTATGGTGCCGATGTTAATTTAGATGCGGATACTCAAGATGGGCAGTGGGTAGCGATTCAAGCCAAAGCCGCTTATGATACGGCAACGCTCGCAGCATCAACTTATAATTCTTTTTCTCCTGTTACCGCTCAAGGTGTTGGTCTATCTAGGAATGTAAAAATTAATGGCATTTCAAGAAGAGTGCCTACTCACTCGACAGTTGATTTAACTGTGGTGGGACAAAATGGAACCGTCATTACAGATGGAATTGCTACAGACGCTCTTGAACAAAAATGGCTTTTACCTAATACCACTATTCCTATTGCAGGAACGATTACTGTCACAGCGGTTGCTGAATTAGAAGGCGCGATCGAAGCTGAAGCGAACACGGTTAATCAAATTTTTACACCTACAAGAGGATGGCAAACTGTAAATAATACACTTGCCGCAACTCCTGGCGAGCCCGTTGAAACAGATGCGGAGCTTAGAGTTAGACAGCAACAATCTACCGCTATTCCATCACTCACCGTTCTTGATGGAACCGTTGGTGGTGTATTTAATTTAGATGGCGTTTTAAAAGTTAAGTCCTATGAAAATGATACTGAAACCACAGATGCCAATGGTCTACCTGCTCATTCAATTTGCTTAGTTGTTAAGGGCGGAGATGATATGGAAATTTGTGAAGAAATTGCACTTCATAAAACTCCTGGAACGACTACTTATGCTGATGGTCCAGGAGCAGTTTCAGAAATAGTTTACGATGATCATGGAATGCCATTAACGATTAATTTTCAGCGCCCAACATCTGTAACAATTACAGTTGAAATTACAATTGCAGCGGGCCTTGGATGGACATCTGATTATGAGACTTTAATAGCTCAGGCCGTAGCTGATTTAATTAATGATAACGATATTGGTGAAGACGTACTTATCACAAAACTTTATTCTCCTGCCTATTTAACAGGGACACCAGCTGGAGAGACATTTGATATTGTGACTCTTGAAATTGGTAAAGACATGGACCCTCTTAGCAATGTGAATATTGATCTAGATTTTGATGAAGAAGCTGTATGTGACCCAGATGTGGACGTCACCATAATAGTGACATAATAATATGATTACAGAAGATTATTTAAATCTCATAACTTCCGAGCATCGTCAAAAGCCAAACTATGTGGCGATGGCTGAATTTACGGCTGAAGTTTACGTCCATATCCAAGACGTTTTAACGTCTATGGTTCCTAAATTTGATGTGGATGTGGCTGTTGGTGATCAGCTAGACATTATCGGGATTTGGGTTGGAATATCTAGGGACGTCAGAATCCCTATTACAGGCGTTTATTTTTCTTGGGACGGTGATTACACGGTAGGCTGGGATTTCGGCGTGTGGCAGCCAAATTTAGCCCCAAGCACGGTTACTACGCTTCCTGATGATATTTATAGAACCCTCATTAGGGCAAAAATAGCTTCAAACGCATGGGACGGAACCACCAATGGAGCTTATGCAATTTGGGACGCTGTGTTTCCAACTATCACTATTTTGATCCAAGACAATGAGGATATGTCTTATGACCTCGCTTTTGTAGGCGGGATTATTGATTCCTTAACGCTCGCTTTAATCACCGAAGGATATATTCCCTTGAAGCCTGAAGGCGTTCGAGTGAATACTTACTTTATACCAGTGGACGATGGCCCACTTTTTGGATGGGATTTAGACACAGATTTAGTCAAGGGATGGGATGAAGGATCTTGGGCTAGGGAACTTACTTAAATTTAATTAGGAGATATGAATGGCAACGAATAATTTTTTACCTTTTTCACCTACCGACACAGGTACCAACCTTTTAACTCAAGTTGAATATGCTGCAGCAACCGATAGAACTATTGGAAATCAGCCAGGCGTTGCTAGTTCTAAATTAAATAATAAAGCACTAAGACAGTCTGCATTTATTACATCTCAGCTAGCCCAGTGGCTTTCAAATGTACTTGATCAAAATGTTTTAGATGATGCAGATACAGCTGCTTTATTAGCACAATTTTATACAGGATTTTCTCCATCAGTAGTTAATTCAGTAGGCAATTTAGCCGTCACTGTTTCAGCTGGATCTGTAACAATTCACGGTCTTGGTGGAACAGCTCTTTCGGCAACAAATCCTGCTTATTTTAATTTGCCATCGAATACTACAGGACTAAAAGTTAGATTAAAATTGACTGCCAACGTTACACTTTCACCAGCTAATACGGATGGTATGGAATGGGGAACTACAAGCGGAACAAATAACTGGGCAAATGATAGACCATTTTATTTATATGCTGTTAATACAGATGATACTGATGCCGGTTTATATTTAGCAATATCTCCAAATCCTATTTTAAAATTAACGCCAAGTTCTTCTACAGGAATTGGATATAAAGGAAATCCATCAAGCGCGAATACTGATTCTGATATTTTAGTCATGACGGCTACCAACGTAACATCTCAAACAAGTAAACCAGTGATGTTAATTGGTGGTTTACCAGCACAAAAAACTACTGGTGCCGCTGATAGATGGACTTTTTCTGCTTTAAATAATTTTGCTGGAATACTGCCAAATCCATTTTCTGGATCTATTTTTACTCTTCCATTAGGACAAATGGGTGCTGCTACTGGTACATATATGAAAGCAAATGGTGGAACAGCTCCTGTATTTTCCGGCAATGCATATAACTATTACGTACAAAGTGACGGAACTGTTGTGTGCCTAGTTAACATGACTGGGGACGGTGGGACTGATGGTTCAGGGGCTGTTACAGCATTGATGGCAATTCCGTTTGCACCAACCAATCTAGGCTTTGATATAAACTCTGGTGCATTTTATTTGAATCTTCCATCACTAACATGGGCCTCTTGCTTATGGGAAATTCCATCAGGTGTTGGAGCTCACAGCAGATTAAGAAGACAAGATCAATCAGCTGGAAATCTTGTGAATGGTACTACCCTAGTAACGAATGCAGATTTTAGTAATGGGGCAAGACAAATAACAGGTCAATTAATTTACAAGGCATTTTCATCATGATTGAAATTACTTTTGCATAAAATATTATGGATCAAGGATTTGATTTAACAAAAATAATATCTGGAATGATAGAGAATGTTCCTCTATGGGGAATAGCTTTATTGTTTGTTAAAAGATGGCTTAAAAATCAGCAAAAATCTGAAAATGAAACTAAGCAGGCTATTTTTGGAATCCATGAAAAATTAAATCGTATTGAAGTCAAACTCGCATCCAGCGGAATTGATGATCTAAAAGATAATATCGAAAGATTAAAAGAATCTCGCACTAAAACTGAAATGAATATCGATGCTCTTTGGAGGTCCGTTGATAAACAAAAAAGAACTAGTTAATCTTTTAAAAAAACATGAAGGCATTCGCCTAAAACCCTATAAAGATTCTGTCGGAAAGGTGACGCTAGGCATCGGTAGAAATATAGAATCCATGGGTATCACGGCCGAAGAGGCTGAATTTCTTTTACAAAATGACATACAAAGATGTTACGACGAAGCTGTGGTAAACTTTAAATGGTTCGATGAGCTTGATGAAACCAGACAGGATGTCATTTTATCTATGATTTTTAATTTAGGCTTACCATCATTTTTAGGATTCAAAAAAATGATACAAGCTATTGAGAATAAAGATTTTGAATCAGCATCTAAAGAGATGCTTGATTCTAAATGGTCTTCGCAAGTTGGTAAAAGAGCCTATGAGCTTTCAGAAATGATGAAGGCTGGAGTATATCTATGACTAGCAAAGAGATAACAAAATGGACTTTGTTCTCTTTGCTTTTAATAATAGTCATCACCATCATTTCAGTAGACGTTTACTTAATTTATTTCAGAGTAGAAAGCGTTAGCATTTCAAATAATATTTTAGAATGGAGCGGTAAGCATCCCATTTTACCACTTAGCATAGGATTTATTTTTGGAGTCTTATCAGGGCATTTACTATGGCCACAAGATATTAAAAAATTACAATTTTAATAGGAGAAAATTAAATGGAAAATAAACCATCATACTTATCTAAAACAGTCATTGTTAATTTAATCATGGCTCTATCGGCATTCGTTCCATCGGTTAACGCCTATCTAGTTGCTAATCCAGAAATAGTTATGTCCGTTTTAGCTGGCGTTAATATATTGCTAAGATTTTTTACTAAAGAAAAAATTTCATTACTTTAATGAGCGCTTTTTTACTGTGCATAGAATTGCTATTTAAAATAATAGCAATTTTTTTAGATCCTGCACGTAAAAGAAAAAATGAATTAGAAGAAAGAAAATATGATCATGATAAATTTGCAATTGCTCTTCATAAAGGAGATTCTTTGCTTATTAGTAGTGATCTTTCTAAGCTCATGCGCGACACGAGAATCTCCATTAATTCTAAAAAACGATCAAATTCCGTTTCAAATTAATTGTAATACAAATAATTGCGACCTAAAAAAAGACTTAGAGAAATATGATTCTTATTGGATAATGTCCCCAGGGTATCTTTTAGAAATTAGAGATAGACTGGCGGACTGTGCAGAATGAAAAATAATTATTTTTACAAAGAAGGTTATTTGGCCTGTCTTAAACATATTTTTCACGAATTATCAAAAATGCATCATGACCCTAAAAATTTTGATAGAAAAGTAATTGATAGAGTTTGGGAAATAGTTAAAAAAAAAGAATTCGAAGTCAGAGGCTCTGGAGTCGAACCAGATTAATGAATTTCTCCCACAGAGCGGCTTGAATTTTTAGGCTCATCCGATGTATTCATATAGGGTTTTTCTAGACACTTTGCCGCAAGTGACAATGCCCCTGATTTATCTATTTATAAAAATAATGAAACACGCTTAAACATATAGTGGCCACAATAAATCCTAGTATTGTACACACCGCAGAAGTGCCAGAAATTAAATTTATAGCTGTCTCAGATAAATTAACCACTGATTCTGATTTAATAATATTTTTTTCACAATATTTACACGTATCCATATTAAGATAATTTTTTTTCTAAAACGGAAACTCTCTCTTCAAAACTTGAAACTACGTTTGAAGCATTTTGAAGTCCCGATATAAGAATGTTAGTTGTAGCGCACATAAGATCATAAGCTTCTTCGGGAGTTAATTTACTATAGGCTTCAAAATCTATTTTTTTATCTTTAAATAAAACAAACAAATTTTCATAATCTGTTTTTTCCCATAATTTTTTTAAATCTTTTTGGTCTTGGTTTATATAAAATAAACTATTTGTTTTTTCAAATTCTGACATATTCATTCTCCTTCAGTGAAGGATATCAATGAAAAAGCGGTGTGGGCAAGGCTTGATACTTGCTAGACGACTAGTATTTTCTACTAATTACTCATACTGATTTACCAATCCTCCTGCGAACAGGTAATTAATCCGCGCAAGATTTGCTGGTCTACTCCCCAGTCTAGGACGAGATGGAGATACAAGTAATTTTCGTTGCGGTTGGCCATCCATCGTCCTCGTAACCGCTTTGCTTGTCTGTGTCCTTCCACAGCGCCACACCATATTCTCTTTAAGATTACAACTATACTAGTATAACAGCACAGTCTGAATATATTAAATTACCAGGGCGGATGAACTGTAATCGCTTAAGTGAAAGGCCGCCCTGGCTCCTAGTACATCTAGGAAATTTGCTAGTAAAAACTAAGAACTCTTGCTCCAAGATGATAGCCTATTTTTGTAGCTATTTTAAATGTTAGTCCATCGTTATAGGATGTTTTGAAAAAATTTGTTTCAACCGCATCCATATCGCCGTCATCATCAACCACGGCAAAGCATTCTACTTTATTATCATCCACCCATTTTTTAATGAGGTCACCTCTTTGAACCATACCTATTCTTTCTTTTGGATGTGAGTCAGTTTTTCCAATAACCCTGGAAGAAAAAACTCCATGATAATCTAAAGCTTTTTTTATTTCTTCTATCGTAAAAACTTCTCTCCATGTGCTTGAGATAACTATTTTTAAATCTGGAACATTATCTAAAATAAATTGTAAATTACTTGCTGCCATTGGACATATCATGGATTCGGGAGATTTTGTGTGTACTTCAATTTGCTTTCTTTTTTGTAAAAGAAAAAACCCAGAGCTATTTAGGACTCCGTCGAAATCTAAAAAAAGAACTTTCATAAAATATATCCTTTTTATCTATAAGATTTTGGTGAATTTATGGCTTAAGTTTCATATTCTTGAAGCCTTTTCAACAGATCTTTATTTTTTAATATCTCACGGTCATATAATTCTTTTAAAAAATTTATTAAATCAGCAGCCGCTTCAAGCTCTAAAAGATCAATTTTAAGTTCATTTGGTGTAGGCTTTATAAGTAGCCTTATGCATGGGCCGTTATCTTTGCAGTTAAAAACGTCTGCTTTAAATTTATGCATTGCTCATAACTCTCCAATCTTCACTAAGAAGTATTTTAAATAGTTTTTATGGTGGCTAGCAACGTTATCGAATCCATAAGAAACCGTATAAAGATCATGGATTTCTTTTTCTTCAAAAGGAACTTTCATCACAACACAAAGCTCGTCATTGTCTGGGCTGTAGTAGACGTATCTTTTGAAAGACTTCACAACTCTCCAAGCTTCACAAGATTGGGCCATTCATTTTTGAGCTGTTTAAGACTTAGGTAGTCCTCGTAACAGCAATCATCAAATCGCAATCTATAAAAAAATAAGTTTAAATCATTAGACATTGGTGTAATCAAAATAATTTCATTGATCTCATCGCAGTAGTAAATAGTGGGAATTTTTGGTAGTTTCATAATTCTCCAATCTTCACAAGGTGTGGAAAGCTTTTCTTTAGGTAGGAATTTATGTAGGGCTTTAAGTGTGACATATTATAAATATTAACGGGGTTTAAACTGTCGGATTCTATACAATAATTTAAGATAATCATTTCCCCTCCAGAAAATATGTAATAGTCAGGCTTAAACAAAACAATCTCATTAATTTCTGGATCATAATAAACTGTGGGTACGGCGGGAAGTTTCATAACTCTCCAATCTTCACGAGGTAAGGCCAGTTTTTATTTAGGTAAGATTTATCTTCAAAGTAATTATGGAAACAATCTTTGATTTGTATTCTGTGCGCAGGGAATTCAACTGCCTGGCCGTTTATTCTTTTTATAATTTTTACGTCAATTGATGGCTCAATCAAAACAATTTGATTTCTCTCCTTGCAGTAATAAACTGTGGGGACGGTGGGGAGTTTCATAATGGTTAATATCCTATGCATTTAGCGCTTAAATTGTAAAAGTTAAGAGTCATTGAGGAGTCACCGCCTGAAGTCCAAGCTTCCATATAGAGTAAGAAATAATCACGATGACGTAGAGGATGAGGCCTATAGCATTAAAATATTTCACGACTCCTCTATTCCTGCCATTCTAAAAGTATCATAGAGATCATCTTGTAGTTTATCGATTTGTTCGGGCGTGCGATCTGAGTGTTTATAAAATGTTCTAATAACTCTAAACATCTCCTCGATTGCATATTTATATTTTCTAGCTTGCATAAGAATTTCTAAATCCTCTTGGTCTTCTGGAAGATTAAATTCTATTGTGTGTTTCATGTGTAAACTTAATCGACTTTCTTTATATATAGGTTTCTATGTGTAAAGTTAGTAATTATTAATAACTTCATTCTTCCTTCTCCAACTCTTTTTTAATTTTCTTACAAATTGTTGTGGCAAGATGAATTGAATGGTCTATGGCAGATCCACTTATAAGCTGTTTTGATGCAAATGAATATAAACTTGCTGCCATGGTCGCTAACAACTCGGGGCTTGGGGTCCATGTTTTGATTTCCATTTCCATTTTCATTTTCCCTTCATCTCCCTAACCATCAAGGTAATAACTTCTTTGAGTATTTTGATTTCACAATTTAATTGGTTAATGAACATTTGTTCACCTCTTTCACTGTTAGCGAGTCTGGTTCTTAATTTTTCAATTGTAACTCTCTGTTCTTCAATCTCTTCATCCTTAGTCATCTTTTTCACCTTCTGCCTCCATGTGCCTTTGTAATTTTGAAATATAAAATCTTTTTCATTTTCATAGTTGGCGATCATTCTTCGACCTCGCGCTCATCTGAAAATCTCTTTTGCCAAGCCTCAACTATTTCAGGCGAACCATGACAATCGGATGGAATTTCATTATGAACATAACAAGTTATTTGAAAAATAGTTGCTCGGTTATAAGAATCAGCTCTAGCCATAGCACCCATTAAATCATTTTCAAGAACAGAGGTTAAAAATCCACCCGGCATTATTCCTTTTTCCACATATAATTTAAGAGATGAAATAACACTTTTTGATACTGGATAATCAGGATTAATCATTCTATCAAAAGCTCTTTGTAATTCTAAATTTTCAAAAGTCATTTCTGCTATTTCCATTTTTTACTCCATTTATTACAAAGTTTCATGTGGCCTTTATAAGCATCATTCGGAGAATTGTATGATAAAAAGTCTATATTTTCTCCCGAACTTATTCGATATGGACAGCACTCTGTTTTAGTCTTAGCTTTTAAAGCTTTAAAAACCATGGTTTCATATTTTCTTTTAAAACCTATGTCTTTATAACCAAATTTTTTAAAGTATTCTGCGTCCCAAGCCTCACCTATTTTTGGACAATCCCACCTGTCTATTTCAGCAAATATTCTTCTTGTATCTCTATCGGGCCAAAGCTCGCCAACAGTCGAAACAATATATTTTCCAACATACGTGGCGAGCTTAAATCTACACTTATCTCCTGCAATAAAATGAGCTGGGTGTGGCATCCATATCCAGTTTTCTTTTTTCACTCTCCACCCTCCAAAACTTTCTTAGCATAACAAGACGCGCAGTTATCTGGAACGCATGGCATTTCGGAGATGACCTGTAAAGCAGATCCATATTTTTCAATTATTGATAATAAAACAGGAATATCTATCACAACACGCGGTCTAGTAATTCCAGAGTCTGTTTTGAAATGAATTGATCCATCACTCATAAAAACACCTTACGAATTAAAACCACAATTCCATAAATAATTGTCCAGCATAAAATACCAAACAATAATCCATTCGTTAGCATTCGTGGGCCATTTCTTGGGTCTTCTAATTTATTCATGTTTTTTAAATTGCTCAGAAAGTGTTTTTAATAAATCGGATATATGTAGATCATTTAATGGTTTCATCTTAGCTTTCTTAAAATAATTTTTTCTTTTTTCGGGGTTACTTTTTCAACAATGGGCGCTTTCTTAACTTTTTTACTAAAAATAAAGTCTTGTAATTTATTAAAAGCATCAGATAAATCAGTACAAATTAATTTTGTATACTCATCATTTTCTTGTAAATAACCAAGAATAAATCCGTTATCTACTTGGGATATTTTATATTCTTTATATACATCTCTATTTTTGCTCATTTTCTAATACTCCTTATTCTTCAAAATCCCATATCTTTCTTTTTACGCATGACCAAAACTTAATTTCTTTTTCTCTTAAAATTTTAATATATTCTTTATCTATTGGGCATTTAATGTGAATTCCATTTCTTCCATCATATGAAAAATAATTACAAAGATTTGTTTTTGATACCATAATCAAGTGCTGACATTGCGGAAAATATTTATCAGGAATTTTTCCTTGGATCGCGGTTACATGATCTTTAACTCCAGGCGCTTTTATTTCTAAAATTTCACCGCGCTCTTGATTGTATCCATCTAAACTAGCAATAATAAAATCAAGCTCTTCATCTCTATAAACAACGGGAAAAAAATCCGCCCCTACTAATAGCTCAAAATAATTTCTAGCGGCGACTTCTAAAACATTTCCTCTAGTCATCGCATTTGATTTTCTTTTTTCAGGCTTCACCTGTTTACTTTTTTCTAAATATAATTGATGGGCCGTTTTCCATGGGCTCACTCCCATAATAATAGGCGCATCCGAGCTCCCAATACCTGTGGATCTAAACTCAAGCCACTCCTTAGATCCTTGCTCAACATTTACAATTAGCGCCATAAAAATCATTTACTTGCAAACGCAAGCTATGTAAACAATTTAAATAATGAGAAATAAACCACAAATTCGCAGACTTAGGGCCTATTTAGAGCAAGATTTAGAGAATAAAAAGGCCATGGCATCTTATTTTAAAGTGGCTATAGGCACTATCGAGTCATGGCTTAGCCGTGGCTCTGTACCAAAAACCCTCGCGCAGTTCATTTTTAGATACATTAACGAAGAGCAAAAAAGGAAAAAAGCATGAACTATTTAGAAGAAATCACAGAAGGAAAAATACCACATAAATTAAATGCTATTATTTATGGGTCGCACTGGTCCGGAAAAACAACACTCGCCTGCGACTTTCCCAACCCTATCATGATTGATATTGAGCGCGGATCTAAAAATATTAACGTCAAAAGAATCCCCTATGAAAAACTAAATACTTTTTCAGATGTCATGGGAATTTTAAATCAATTAAATACTGAAAAACATAAGTATGAAACCGTCATCATCGACACTCTTGATGGATTAGAGCTTTGGGCCAACGCTGAAGCGTGCCAAGAAAATGGCTGGAAATCCGTTGGTGAGGCTGGATTTGGAAAAGGCTATGATGCTGCTTATGCAAAATTCATACAATTTTTTAATTTAATTTCTAAGCTCAACGAAAAAATGCACGTAGTTTTAGTTTGTCATTCACAAGTAAAAGCTATTAACGACCCCACCAAAAATCAGGAATACCATAAACACGGATTAAAGCTTCGAGATAAAACTGAGTCCTTCGCAAAAGAGCAGGCTGGTCTTATTTTATTTTGTACTCAAGAAGTGAATCTAAAAGAAAATCAAAATAAAAAAGCAAAAGCTTATGGCGATGGAACGCTTGTCATGTTCACTCAAGGACGCCCAAGTCATGAGGGAAAAAACAGATATAATCTTCCTTATAAACTTCCAGTGAGCTACGAGGCTTTAAAAGAAGCCATCGACATAGGGCAAACTGATGATCCAAAAAATATTAAAGAAAGAATTACTGAGTCTCTTCAGGATATCAAAGACCCTGAGTTAAAGAAAAAAGTTTTAGATGCTACTAAAAAAGCTAATGACGATTCAGTAGCTCTATCTAAAATTTTAAATAAATTAAACGTCATATTATCAACCGCAGCATAAAGGAAAATCAAAATGGAAATCGTAAAATCTGTTATCTTAGATTATTCAATCGGAGAATCAAAAAATAATAATTTATATGTAAAAGTGTTATTTCAGGCAGTCGAAACAAACAAAGTCTACACATGGTTCGGATCTCTTAACGAAGGAACCGCTAGAAATATCACTATGTCCGCGCTCATGAAAATGGGTCTCAACACTCCTAATTTACTTGTTCTAAATAAGGGCGTAACCACCGGAGCTCTTGATGTTAAAAAAACATATGAACTTAAAATAGAAATGAAGCCCGATCAGTATGGCGTTCTAAAAGAACGAGTCACCAATATAAAAGTAGAAGGCGAGCCAGATGGATCAAGACTTGAAACTAATGCTCTTAAAGAAAAATTAATGGGCACAACCATTGCGGATGAACTAGCAATGAAAATTTCTAAAAGAACTGGAACGGATAATGAAGAAGTTCCTTTTTAATGCTTCGACCCTATCAAGAAAATGCTCTTAATTTAATCAGACAGGAGTTTGCCGCTGGTTGCAAAAAAGTTTTACTTCATATTGCAACTGGCGGCGGATAGCGAAAGACAGTCGTATTTTCCGAGTTAGTAAAAAGAACTCTTCTTAAAAATAAAAAATGTATTGTGGTAGTGAGAGGCAGAAAATTAGTGACTCAGGCCTCTAATCGTCTCGCTCGCGAGGGCGTTCCTCATGGTATCATGATGGCATCGCATAAACTTTTTAAACCTTATTTGCCTGTGCAAGTTTGCTCCATTGACACCCTACACGCGAGATCTCTTTATCCGCCCGCCGATTTAGTGGTGATCGATGAAGTTCACCAGGGCACATCTGAGGCCTATCAAACTTTTGCATCTAAATATAAAGACGCTTTTATCTTAGGAGTCACAGCTACACCTTACAATTCAAAACCACTTAGGCATTTAGCAGATAAAATTATTTCTCCTATATCGATGCAAGATCTTATTACACAAAATTTTTTAGTCCCCTGTAGATATTTTGCTCCCGCCAACGTGGATCTATCCAGCGTAAAAATAGATTCAAAAACAAAAGACTACAATCAAAAAGACCTTGGCATAGCCATGGATAAACTAAAATTGGTTGGCGATATTGTTAACTCTTGGAAAAAATACGGCCAAAATAGACCTACGGTTTGCTTTGCCGTTAACGTCGAACATTCAAAACACATTCGAGATAGTTTTATGAATGCTGGAATTCTAGCCTCCCACTGTGATGCGGATGACAATGATGAATATAGAAATTTTTGCATTAACCGTTTAGAAAAAGGAGATATAAAAGTTTTATGTAATGTAGGACTTTTTCAAATAGGCGTCGACATTCCTATTTTATCTTGTCTCATTTTAGCGAGACCGACGCGCTCACTCATTTTACATATTCAGCAATGCGGGCGCGCTATGAGAACTTATCCAGATAAAGAAAATGCAATCATTTTAGATCACGCTGGAAATTTAATGAGACTCGGGCTACCGACTGAGGATCATGAGCCAACGATTGATGGAAAAATAATATCAAAAAACATTAGTTTAAAAACATGTAAAAATTGTTTCGCGGTGGTAGAAAAAATGCCATGCCCAGAATGTGGTTATGAGGTTGAAAAAGATGAGTTAGGCCCTAGAATGATTAACCATGTAGACGGCGAGCTCCAGGAAATTGGCGCGCCCGTTATTCAAAAAGTTAATCCACTAACGATTGGATCAGAAATAGATCATTTAAAAATGAGAGCGGATTCTTTCGGATATAAACCTGGCTGGGTTTGGCATCAAATAAAAACTAAATATGGAATTTATGTGGCTAATTTTTATCTAGGTAAATCGTTCGGCGGCAGATAATGATTCATCCACACTCAAAATTAGTAAATGATATTTTATTGGCTTCTAATAAATTTATGGTTGCCAGCAAAAATCCTTCTGGCACGGGAAGATGCCTCACCACAAATAACATTGTTCGATACGGATTATTTATAGGGGGTCCAGATATAGTAGGATTTTTAAAATCGACCACACGTAATAGTGGAAAATTAATTGGCATCGAATGCAAAACGGGAAAAGCTGTTCAAACAAAAGATCAGCTACAATGTGAAAAAATTTTTAGTCAACATAATGCAATCTATATTGTGGCAAGGTCTGTCGAGGATTTTTTTAATCAATTAAATCCGTGGGTCTAACAACTTTTAATTGCTAGACCCGGCCGGATTTTTTACTATCAGAAAAAAGCTACTGAAGATCACACTCTATCAAGAATCTTCAGTTAAAAACAAGGGGTTAACTGTATGGATTTAATTCAAATCGTTCGCGATGACATGGAAAAAAATGGGTTCTCTGCCCCACTAAACATTGAGCCAGATGGCAAAATGAAGAGATTTAAAAGATCCCCTCATGATAAAAAAGAAGACGCCTGGTATGTAGCTTTTTATCATACCTTTGGATCAAAAGAATTCATCGCCGGGGCTTACGGCGATTGGCACGACCCCTACAACTGGAACAGATTTTGCACCCACATTTCAATCACCGCAGATGAAAAAAAGAAGCTCTTTAAAAAAATAGATAAACAATTCGAAAATTCCCAGCTCGCTAAATGGGAAGAAACCTCAGAAGCCGCCCAAAATTTTTGGAATAACTTTGGTCTAGAGACCGCGCCTCTTCATCCCTATATGATTAGAAAAAAAATTCAGGGAGATTTTGGCGTTCGATATTTTGAAAATGGAAAAATAATCGCCGTCCCTGTTCGCGATTTAGACGGACGCATGTGGGGATATCAAAAAATTTACGAGGACGGAAAAAAGATTTTTAAATCAGGAACCAAAAAGGACGGTAATTTTCATATAATTGGCGGACCTATTTTTGATCAAGCCATTTATTTTTGCGAGGGATTTTCAACCGGTGCGTCCATTCATATGGCGCTATCCGCTCCTGTGGTCATTTGTTTTGATGCAGGAAATTTAGTAAAAGTTACTAAAGTTTTTAGAAAAAAATATAAAGATAATTCTTTTATTGTATGCGGCGATAATGATCTTTTTAATGAAGAAAATATTGGAAAATTAAAAGCAGAAGAAGCTGCTGCTATTTCTTTAGGTGTGGCCGTATTTCCTAAGTTTGAAAATTTATCCACTCAGCCTACGGATTTTAATGATCTTCATGTTTTAGAAGGACTTCAAAAAGTAGTTGATCAAGTATCATCGTCCGAGAAAAAAGAAGTTCATTATATCAATGCGCTAGGATTTAATGGCGAAACTTATTTTTACACGAGTGATTGCAATAAACAAATTAATGCTATTACAGCCCATTCAGATATGGATCTTTTAAAAATTATTCCAGACATTAATTGGTGGGCGTTTAAGTTTCCAAAACAAAAAGGAAAAGGAGTGGACTGGATTGCTGCTAAAACATTTTTAGTATCTAAATGTCACTCCGAAGGGCTTTTTGATCGACAAAATATTCGTGGTCACGGCGTTTGGATGGACCAGGGAAAAGTTGTTTTACATTTAGGTAACAGACTTTTTTATGACGGAAAAGATCAGCATATTCATTCTATTCAGTCGAAATATTCCTATGAGTATAGCCAGAGGCTTCCCTCCATTCATCCAAAACCGTTAAGCGCTTTTGAGTTAATGAAATTTACGGATCTCATTCAAAAATTTGAATATACCCATCCACAGCAAGCTTGGTATCTAGGGGGATGGATTGCTCTATCTGGAATTTGCGGCGCTCTTGCATGGCGTCCACATATTTGGTTAACAGGGGAAGCCGGATCTGGAAAATCCACTATCAAAGATTTCATCGATCAAATTTTAGAATGGTCTTTTAAAAGGGTGTCTGCGTCTGGATCAACTACAGAGGCCGGACTTAGACAGGTTTTAAAAGCATCCGCTATACCTGTAGTTTTTGATGAGTTTGAACCTGAAGACAAAAAAAGCTTTGAAAGAGTTCAGTCAGTATTAGATTTAATTAGGCAGGCCAGCTTTCAGCAATCAGGAGAAATTATTAAAGGATCCTCTGTTGGAAATTCAAATAGCTATCATTGCGGCTTTATGGCGCTTGTGGCTTCTATCCGAACAAGCCTTATTAATGACGCCGATCGGTCTAGGTTTACCATCGTGGAGCTCAAAAAGACTGGGCACACAAATGAACAGTGGTCTAAATTATCCAAAGAAATGGCATTTGTTGATAAGGAATTTTCTCAAAGACTTTTTTCCAGGTCGGTTAGCATGATCGATGTCATTCTTTATAATGCTAAAATTTGTCAAAAAGCCTTTGTAGAAATGGGCCACAGCCAGCGCGTAGGCCAGCAATACGGGACTTTAATGGCCGGATGGCTCTCAATGGTCACGGATGAGAAAATAACCGTGCCAGAGGCTATTTCCTATTGCCGCAACATTGATTTAAAGCTCGAATCAACCATACCGAAGGACTCGGATGCCGAGCAGTGCTTGCAGCATTTGCTTGAATCACCCTTTGGAATCGACAAAAAGCCGCTTATCAAGTTTTTACAATCGAAGAATCCCTTTGATGATAAGGCCATCGATAGCTGGCAAATGAGTCTAACCAAAGAAGGGGACCTTTTTGTGCAAATAAGAGGCATTTCTCTTCAGGCTGCTTTCAAAGATTCTAAATGGCAAAACTCTTGGGCTCAGATCCTTTTAAGACTTCAGGGAGCTAAAGGGGATCAATACAAAAAGATTCTTGGAAAAACTCGTTACGGCATTGTTATTCCAAAGTCTTATTTTGAAATAGAATCCGACGACCAGCAATCTATCTGGTCAGTAAAATAAAACATCAATCTAACCAACTAACCCTAAAAAATTAGCCAAACCTAACCAAAAGTTAGGTCGGTTAGATTGTCGCCTAACCGCAAATTTCGAGCTGAGGCATGTCTAGTGCCATTATAAGCCAAAGTTAGAAAGTTAGGCCGGTTAGGTGGAAATACAGGTGTATACATAAATTGAATTATATAAACGTAAAAAAACAAAAAAATATCCACACGTACCTATATATATATCTAACTTTCTAACTTATTTATTTATTTATATTATAGAGGGGTCTAGGCAGCCTGGAAATCGGTTTTAGCGGTTAGATTTTATTTCTAACCCGACTTAACTTTCTAACTTTTTTTTCTGGATATGGCTTTAAATGTATTTATACGGGTTGGCCAATTTTTAGGGTCATTTTAAAAAATGTTGAAAAATGTATTATGTAAACCAAATCGGTTACTTTTTGTTGGTATTATGTAAACCATTTTGAAAATTGATAAAAAAAAGCCCGGAACTAGTTTCGGGTCCAGTTCCAGGCCGTGTTTTGTACAAAAATGTACAAAAAAGTTAGCAAACGCTATCGACAACCGAATAGGCGGATTCGATTTGAATCTTGGATTTAATCCCTGCCTGAGTGATGGTTAATTGAAGTGTGGCGTCCGTAAACGTGGCTAGGAGCGCTGTTTGAGCGGCAGTTAGACTCAAGGTCAATTTTCCGGCTAAAGCTGTTGTAATGGCTATTCCCGTGCCCAGGCCTAGCACTAGGTCGGCCCCTGTGGCGTTTTTAAAGCAACAAGTGATAGGCGTAGCCCCGGTTAGATCAAATGGACCGCTTGTTGGCGTGGTTAATAAAACCACGATTGACTTGTCCTCGCCTTTAATAATTTTTACTTGATCCATTTTTTAATCCTCCACTACGCCGAAAATCTGTGAATTGTTTTGAACAACCCCTAAAATAGTATCACTTGCGGCGGTATCTTGAACTACCCCAATAATGACGCCTCCCGAGTTGTTTGAATTATATTTTTCAAACGTGTCAGATGCATTTTCATAATTTTCATCAGGCGTGACGCCACCTGGTTCGTACACAATATAGGTGCAAGCCAAATACTCAACGTCTGGCATCAGCGTTTCGTTGTTTTGATACATACCAAGACCAGACGATTCTAAAATAATATCATCTAAATAAAGCGAGCCATCTGGATTAAATAAATTTGCTTTTACAACTCTGTCGGTTGATCCATCAAAAAGTTGTAAAACAAGAGGAATCGCCGCGCCGACTTGAACCATTTCATTATTGAACCGTTTAAAAATAAAAAGATCAATCTTCATCCCGATTGTTTATTTGCGTCAAGAATCCACTAGAGATACTCAGCGGTCTACGTGGTAGGATATTTTTTTGAGGGGAAAAAATGGCCACAGCATCTTCTGCATTTAAAAAAACTTCCGTAGCTTTTGATGGATCTTTAGTCGGCGTTGAAAAAATTCTTAATTTTATTAACGGAAACAATGTCGATATTAATGTGACGGATAACCCCGGCGCTAATCGAATTGATATTGAAATAAGCGCGACAGCAACAGGAGCAGGAATCACATCTCTTAATGGATTAACCGCTGAGACTCAAACTTTTGCCACGGGAACGTCTGGCACTGATTTTAATATTTCAAGCGTTACAGATGTTCATACTTTTAATTTGCCCGTAGCTTCGGCCACTAATACTGGAAAACTTTCTAATACTGACTGGTCCATTTTTAATTCTAAACAACCTGCTGGATCATACTTAACGGCGCTCACTGGCGATGGCACGGCAAGCGGACCTGGAAGCGCTACCCTTACTTTAGCTACGGTGAACTCTAATGTTGGTTCATTTACAAATGCCAGCATCACTGTAAACGCTAAAGGACTAATCACGGCGGCTTCAAATGGATCATCTGCAGTCACAGATGTTACAGCGACACTTCCGATTACTTCTTCAGGAGGATCAACTCCTAATATTTCTACATCAATGGCTACAAATAGACTTATTGGAAGATCCACCGCTGGAACTGGCGTGATGGAAGAAATCTCCATTGGTACGGGACTATCTTTATCAGGTGGAATTTTAAACAACACTATTACAGATACTGGAATTACTGAGTTAACAGGTGATGTGACAGCGGGTCCTGGATCTGGATCACAAATTTCAACTATTGCGGCAAACGCAGTAACCACTGCGAAGATGGCTAAAGTTGATCAATATAGATTTCTTGCTAGATATTCTTCTGGAAATGGAGATTTAGAAACTTCAGTACTCGGAGCTAATACTGTTTTTAATTCTTCGACAGTTAACTTTGCAAGGTATTGGAAAAATCCAGTTAGGCTTGCTACGACTGTAGCTTTATCTGTTACCTCTTCCGGGGTAGGCGTAGGTCAGACACTTACAGCAACATCAAACGGCGCTCTTACCGTGGATGGAATTGCTGTTGCAGTTGGAAATAGAATTCTAGTTAAAGATCAAGGCAACTCACAAAACGGAATCTTTGTTGTTGCGGATACTGGGTCTGCTGGAACTCCATTTATTTTAATAAGAGCAACAGATTTTGATGGATCATTAGCGGGCGATGTTCAGTATGGTGATGTTTTACAAGTTTTAACGGGCGGTCCAGGCTCCATTAGTAATGGAGTTTTTTATTATGTTTCAACAACTACGGCCATAACTGTTGGTGTGACCACAATAAATTTTGCAAGTAACGGTGCCGGTAACGTTACGGCAACTGGTAGTGCGGGTAAGGTTGCTGTATTTTCTGATTTAGATACTTTAACTTTTGATACAAATTTATCTTATAGCATTGCAAATAATTCTATGGGAATTGGTGCAAGCACGAGTGCAACGGCAAGATTAAATATTGCATACACAACAAACAATCCACCCACGTCCTATAATGGTGGATTAAATTCGAGCGCCATTACTCTTACGGCAAATAACGCCAATGGTATTCGTGGATGGACATCTTCAATAACTTTAAATCCATCAACCTTCAATGCAACGGCTGCCATTGCAACGCCTGCATTAGAAGGTTTTAGAAGTACAGTAAGTGTAACGAGCGGAGGAGCATCACCTTCAGTAGTAACCGCAATTGCTGCTTACAACGCGCTTGCTCGTAATCAAGGCGGCGGTGTTTTAACAAATAATATTTTTTATCAAGGTCAAGCCGCTACAAATTCCGGCGGTGGATCGATCACAAATAACATAGTTTACTATGCAGCAGCCCAGACTGTAGGGACATTTAATGCAAGTTTTTATGGCTTAACCGCAGCAGCAACGGGTCGGTTTAATATTTACATGTCTGGTACAGCTGTAAATTATTTTGCTGGGAATACAGTTATTGGATCCGACGCAAACAATGCAGCAAATACTTTTGCTAAATTAGCAGTGTATGGAACCTCTCAAGCAAACTGTAGAATTGGTTGGGGATTTTCTGGAACCTACGGACAAACCTATGCAGCCGCAGAATTTTCAAGCGGCTCACAAAACGCAAACACTTGGTCATTATTTGTAAACCAAATTGGTGGCACTGGAACTCAGGTTCTTCAATTTATTGGAAATGGTTCATCTACTTTTTTAAATTCAATTTCTATAAGTACAGCCGCCGCAACAATAGGATGTGGAACATCAGGTAATTTCATTGCAGGAAATAATACCTCAACCACAGTACCTTCTTTTGTTTATGCACAAGGGGATACGAACACAGGATATGGACGCGCTTCAGCTGACGTTGCAAACGTCATCGCTGGAGGTGTTGAAGTTCAAAGATGGAATGGAGCTGGAAACACTGGAATAGGTAACACTGGAACTATTTCAGCAAGACTTCATGTCATAAGCACTACAGAACAAGTTAGAACTGGATACGATTCAACTAATTATTTATCAACCACCATATCTTCTACTGGCAGCTGTACATTTGATCTTGTTGGAACCACTCCTAAGTTCACATTCTCTGACCCTGTTATTATTTCCAATCTAACAGCTGGAAGGATTCTATTTGCCACCACATCAGGCGAGCTTACGGATGATGCGGATTTAACATTTGCTACAGATACACTTACAGCCACAAAAATTGTTGGATCAACTTCTGTAAAAGTAGGCTCTGTAGCTGGTTTTATATCTTCTGATGGTTCAACAGGGGCGACAGGAACATTTACTACGGTTGACCTTAAAACAGTGACAGTTAAAGATGGAATTATTACAGCTATTGTTTAAGGAGATTTTATGGCACTAGAAAAACAAATAGAAGTATTAGAATCAGGTCTTTCGGCAAACTATCATCGAGTTACTCATATTGAGATAAATCTTATTGATATGTTAATTTTAATAGGGGTCTCTGTTTATGCCTCTAAACAGGCTAGAGACGATGATAAAAAACATCTTCAATCAAAAATGTTCCGAATTAAAGACCCTATCGTTATTCAGGGAATTTTTACAGCATCGGCAGATGCTAATAAAAACATCTATCAAAATATCGCTTCTATTTGTTATGAATATATAAAGACTCAGGAAGATTTTTTAGAAGCAGTAGAGGTATAAAATGAATATCGATCATCTATCTATCCCAGAACTTAAAGTGCTGGTTTATGATCAACTAGCGCTTCTTGAACAGTGTCAAAGAAATATTTCTGTTATCAATCAGCGCATTGAATTTTTATTTAAAAATACTGTGACTGCAGTTCCAGCTAATCAAAATTTTCCAGAAAATGTTAAGCCGATTCGACCGCCGAATGGAGTTTGGTCTCCAGCATAGGTTCAGTCACTTCATCTTCATCTTTAATCCCATTTAATGTTTCATAAATTTGAGTAAAAATGGCAGGAGCTGTATAAACTTTTGCGCATCTATCAATTGCTTTAGTAATTTCACCAGCGTCTAAATCTTTTTCTTTGCGAATTTTATGTCTTATTTTTCCTAAAGTATAAAGTTGATCGGGCGAAAGCGCTTCATCTGGTAATCGGGTCCAAAAAACTAAATCAAGAGCATATTTAATAGTTAACTCTAATTCTGATTTTTCTCCCGCTGGTACGGGATTACCAAATTGATCTTTTATAACCTTTTTATAGTCGATTTTCATGGGTCTATTTTTGATGAAAATTGAGCCTCTTGTAAAGCATAATGATATCATGTTTATAGCCCCCCTTATTGCCATGAACATGATATCATGATATCATGTTATTATGAATAGAAAATACACATTAAAAGACATTGGTAATGCTATAGGAGACGAAGGAAGACAAGATTCACGTTTAGCCATAATTACTCCTAATGGAAAAGTTTTGATCATATTTGATATGGATAGACTTCAAGACGCAAAAAAATTGGTTAATCATTTGAACAAAATAGGTCGTTCAAAATGAGTATAATTTCTAAACTTTTTATCTATTTAATATGGGGTATATCATGAAATACATTGTATTGCTTTTAAGCTTAACAGCGTGCGGATCTGAGTCGGCGACACTATTAACTGAAACGCCTAATAATCCTGGGACTGAAAATGTTGATACAGATGATGAAGTAGAATCAGATAGCCCAGGCATCGACCCAGTCGAAAATGCGGCTTACACAAATACCTATGGTTCTAATTTTTGTAACTCCACTGGTTCTGATTTAGATTGCTGGGGATCGATTGTTTTTATGACGGGTCACTCAGTTCAAAAGCTCATGATGGGTAGGGATGCCATTTGTTATGCTCAAAATGGATTTAGTGCCGGTGTTAAATGTTATTCGGCGTCTCTTGGTCCTATTGAAATGAACGGAAATGTAATGAGAGGGAGCCCTCTTTCTACAACCACGGTCGGATTTATAAACGTAACTGTAAACACGTCAGGTCAAATTTGTTTTAAAATTGCTACCTACAATAGCTCGAATCAAATTCATGCGCTTTATAACGTATGCGGATTTACTCCCACTGCAAACGGTGGGTTGAATTAAGTTTGATAGCATGATATCACTTTATTATGGATAAGCAGGCCACATTAGATAATAGAGCCAAGGCAATGATTGTGAGATTGCCAGATGAAATACGAAAAAAATTAGATAAAATTCAAGCTCGCACCAAAAAATCTTTTAATAAAATTATTATCGATGCCCTCGCTATTTACCTAGGCCAGGAAAAACTATGAACAAAATAATTGTGGCGTGCGAGGGTCAATCGACTCTCGATATACGCGATATGGTTCCCATTCAAAAAGATCTAAAAGAACTCACTAAAGAAAATTATGAGAAACTAAAAAAACAAATAGTTGATAAAGGATTCTCCGCACCATTTTTTATTTGGGATAATAAAATTTTAGATGGAACCCAGCGTCACAGAGTCCTAACTAAAATGAGAGAAGAAGGCTGGACCATTCCAAAACTTCCTATTGTAAAAGTTCATGCTAAAAATGAAAAAGAAGCTAAATCAAAATTACTTTCATTTGCGTCTCAGTACGGAAAAATGACAAGCGATGGGCTTTATGAATTCATGAATGACTCAGGCTTAGACTTTAATGACGTATCGTCCAATTTTAATTTTGCTGAAGTTGATTTTGAAAAGTTCAATGAAGAGTTTTATAAAGAAGAAGTAAAAGGTCTAATCGATGACGATGAAATTCCTGAGAGTAAAAAAACAACAATTCGGTTGGGTGATTTATATCAACTTGGGAATCATCGTCTTCTCTGTGGGGATGCTACTAAGAAAGAAGATGTGGAAAGATTAATGGGCGGTGAGAAGGCGGACATGGTTTTTACGGATCCGCCTTATGGGATAGGTGAAAAAACCAAAAGAAAAACTGCTGGAAGAGTTGGGCTAACTGAAAACCATGATTTTGAACCTATTATTGGGGATAACAATAAAGACACTGCACGAAAGGCGTGTGAAATTATCCTAAATATTAAATGTGAAATTAAAATAATATGGGGCGCTAATAATTTTTCACATTCTTTGCCTGAATTAAAATCTTGGATAGTTTGGGATAAGCGTGACGGAGTTAGGCCAGATGATAATGCAGATTGCGAATTGGCTTGGGTTAACACAAACAAGCCTTCTAGAATATTTAGACATTTATGGAAAGGTGCCTGCCAAGCGTCTGAAAAAGGTTCAAAATATATACATCCAACACAAAAGCCGATTGCATTAGCAGAATGGTGTTTTCAAAATTATGGTGATTCTAAAAATGTACTAGATTTATTCTTAGGATCCGGCTCAACCCTCATAGCCTGCGAGAAAACCAATCGTAAATGCTTCGGTATGGAGATTGATCCACAGTATTGCCAAGTCATTATCGATCGATGGGAAAAGTACACTGGCAAAAAATCTGTTAAAATAAAAAATAATGAAAAAGAAATTATCAAAAACGAGATTATATCCAGAAGGAAAAAAGCATGATTAGCCTTAAGAATGAACCTATTACAAAAGAGGTAAATAATAAGTTTAAAGATATTAGTTTTTCTGAACCTCAATATGTTGCGTTCGCTCAAGATGAGCAAGGTAAAATTCATGCGCTAGGAATTACTTTTAAAGATACAGAAGGCAATGAAACTAAAATCGTAATGCATGCGGATGTTTTTTTAGGTTGGTCTATTCAAATGGCTAATCAAATTGGAAATAGTTTTAAAACAGCTAAGGAAAAATAATATGCCAAGAGGGGATAAGGGGAGAAGGTTCTCAAAAGGAAATCCTGGTGGGCCTGGAAGACCTAAAAAAGATTTAGAAGTTCAAGAGCTACGTGAACTTGATCGAGCAGATTTAGAAAAACTTGTTCGCAATGCTATGCAAATGACTGAAAAACAAATCTCGGAAAAATTAAAAGATCCTGAATGCCAGGCAAAAGACAGATTGGCACTCAGAATTATTTTACGCGGTATTGCTAAAGGCGATGCAGCAGTTCTAGGATTTCTAACTGACTTTACTTTTGGTGAGCGCCCTAAACAAATTAATTTTAAAGGTGCATCTACTGTCGCCATTGGCAATATGGACAAAACAGAAATTAAAGACTTCTTTAAAAGGATTGAAGAAGAGGTGTGACAAAGGATGAAGAGCTTGAAGGCATTCGATATAAATGCGAATCAAGTCACCTATTTTTTTCAAGATGGTTTTTTAAAGCGCGCCAAAATATTAAATTTAAAGTTAATTGGCATCACCAACTTATATCGGACAAGCTCCAAGAGGTTATAGATGGGAAAATTGAAAATCTACTCGTTACAGTATCGCCTGGATCGTCGAAGACAGAACTTGCGGTTATCAACTTTATTGCGCGTGGTCTTGCTATTAATCCTCGTGCTAGGTTTTTGCATCTTTCTGGATCAGATACACTCGCAACATTAAATTCTTCCACTGCCAAAGATATTATCACTTCGGATGAATTTCAAACTTTATGGCCTATGGAAGTTGCCGATGATTCTAATTCTAAAAAAAGATGGAACGTAGAAATAGATGGCAAAAAATCAGGTGGCGTTTATGCCACATCTCTTGGTGGCCAAGTAACTGGATTTAGAGCGGGTCACATGGCCAAAGGTTTTAATGGCGCTATCATCATAGATGATCCAATCAAGCCAGAGGATGCTTTTTCAAAAGTGAAACTTGAGTCAGCAAATAGACGATTACTCACTACTGTTAAATCTCGTAAGGCTAATCCTGAAACTCCTATCGTTGTAATCATGCAAAGGATTGCCGAATTAGATCCGGCTGGATTTATTGAAAGCGGGCATTTTGATGGAAGATGGACACACATCAAAATACCCGCCCTTATCGACGATGCCTATGTGGCTCAACTAGACAAAAAATATAAAGATATGATCGAAGAATCCGAACGAGATGGAAAGGGAAGATTTAGTTACTGGCCTTATAAAGAACCTCTTCATCAACTCCTTGCCATGGAAGAAGGAGGCGGTGCAGATCAAAATGGTCAAAAAATTAGCCGTCATGTATTTCATTCTCAGTATCAACAAAGCCCAGTAGCGCTAGGTGGTAACATTATTAAGGGGGAGCATTTCATCAGGTATCAGATACTCCCTAAAATTAAACATCGTAAAATTTTTGCTGATACAGCCCAAAAAACTAAAGAGCGAAATGACTTTTCTGTGTTTGAAGAATGGGGTGTAGGGATTGATGGCCGCATCTATTTAATAGATATGATCAGGGGTAAATGGGAAGCCCCCGAGCTCCAAAAAAGGGCTATCGCCTTTTGGAGAAAGTGCTCGGCTAGATCGACAGATCATTTTGGGCAATTGCGAAAATTAATGGTAGAGGACAAATCATCTGGGACAGGGCTTATTCAATCACTTAAAACTCCTGAATCGATAAAAGGTGAATCGATTATTAGGATACCCATTGAGGGCATTGAAAGAGACAAGGACAAATTCACAAGGGCCAATGACGCTCTTCCTTATTTAGAGTCTGGGTGTGTTTGCATTCCAGAAGACGCTCCTTTCACAAATGATTTTGTTTCAGAGTGTGAGGCTTTTACAGCCGATGATTCCCATGCCTTTGATGATCAGGTGGATCCTCTTATTGATGCTGTTATGGATTTACTGTCTAATAGTCTCATACGTCAATGGGAGCAATTAGCTCCAAAAAGATAAAGAGGGGCCATGAGCGAAGAAAAATCTTTATTAGCTAAAGTAGACAAAGTTTTTACAACCGATGAAATGGCTAAAGCTGCCGAAATAAAGGCAACGCGCACTATAGATGGATTTGATAATTTTGTTTCACGCATCGGTCTACAAAACGATAATACTTTATCCGCTGGTACTTATGAATTTAACCTTGTCACACGAAATAGGATTAAACTTGAGGCTGCTTATCGTGGTAGCTGGGTGGTCGGTGCTGTGGTGGATTCTGTCGCGGAAGACATGACTCGTGCAGGTATTAACGTAACCACAAATGAAGATGATGCTGACATTCGCGATTTGATGAATGCTGTATCAAGACTTCAAATTGCTCAGTCTCTTTGTAATTTAAAAAAATGGAGTAGATTATACGGCGGAGCAATTGCGGTATTAGATATTGAAGGTCAAAATCCAGAGACTCCTCTTAACTTAGATTCTATTTCACAAGATCAATTCTTGGGTCTTGTGGTTTATGACAGATGGCAATTAAACCCTGTTTTAACAAAAGTGATTCAATCTGGTCCTAATATGGGACTACCTGCCATGTATCAAATTGTTACAGGTATGACATCGGCGGACGTTGACCCAAGATCTAATCGAGGGATAATTAACGTTCATCATTCTAGAATTGTAAGAGACATTGGAATTCAGCTTCCTTATTTTCAGGCCATTACTGAAATGATGTGGGGCGAAAGTATTTTAGAGCGACTATGGGATAGACTCATTGCTTTTGATAACGTCACCATGAGCGCTGCTTCTTTAGTAGATAGAGCTAATTTAAGAATGGTTGGCATCAACGGATTAAGAGAAATTTTGGCAGCAGGAGGCGCAGCTCAGCAAGCGCTTGTTTCGCAGTTTGAAATGATGAGACTCCTTCAAGTTAATGAGGGCCTAACTCTTTTGGATAAAGAAGATGAATACCAATCAAGCGCTTATAGCTTTGCGGGCCTAAGTGACATGATTATTCAGTTCGGTCAGCAACTTTCCGGTGCATCTGGAATTCCTTTAGTCCGTCTTTTTGGACAAAGCCCAGCTGGTATGAATGCGACGGGTGAATCTGATATCAGAATGTACTATGACAATATAAAGGCACAGCAAGAATCAACTCTCAGAACGGGATGGCAATTAATTTTGCAAGTTCTATGGAGATCGGTTTATGGAAAGCCAGCGCCTAAAGATTTACAATTTGAATTCGTACCTCTTTGGCAAATGTCGGCTCTTGATAAGGCTACGATTGGAAAAACAAACACCGAGGCCATTATTGGAGCTTATGAGTCTGGTTTAACATCTAGAAAAACGGCTATGCAGGAATTAAGAGAATCATCTGGAGACACTGGTTTATTCAGTAACATTTCCGATGAAGAAATTGATAAAGCCGATAGCGAGGAGCTCCCTCCGCTTCCAGGCGAATTAGATGACCCAAAGGAACCGGTAAAAAATATTGATTCAAAATGAGAAGCCTAAGCCTTGATGCTAAAAAGACTATTAAAGGTAAGTTTAAGCCAAGCTCAAAGGCAGAGCGTGATTTTTATAGGTCTTTAAAAAGAGTAGCCGAGTCATCCGGTCATATTGTTGATCGACACATTGATGGAACTAAAATAACTGACCCCAAAAAAATGCAGGCAGCATTGAAAGCCTATTCGGATGCTATCGGTCCATGGGCCGCAAGACAAAGCGCTAAGCTTATTGATCAGGTTCAAAAATCAAATAAGCGAGCCTATAAACAAAGTTCTAAAGCCATTTCAACCGCTTTAAAGTTAAACGTGGCTGAAAAAGATGTGGGTGCAGTTGCTCTTAAACTTTTAAATGAGCAAGTGGGGCTCATAAAATCAATTCCTTTAGAGGCTGGTCTTAGAGCTCAAAAAATTGCTTATGAATCATTTTTAAAAGGAATGAGAGCCGAGGCAAATCAGGATACGGTTGCCGAGCTTCAAAAACAATTAGGGTTAACCACTGAGGTTGCTATATCTAGGGCAAAATTAATCGCTGTTACTGAAACGGCTAGAGCGAATGCTGCCATCAATCAATCTAGAGCCATGGCAGTTGGAAGTAATCAATACCGTTGGCATAATTCAGGTGACGGAGCTGTTAGAGATTCACATAAAACATATAAGGGTAAAAAAATGCAGGGCATGATTTTTTCTTGGGATAATCCTCCTACTTTAGATGATGGTATGACTGGTCATCCTGGAACATTTCCAAGATGTCGGTGCTTTGCAGAACCAGTCTTTGATAACGAATAATGATTTGTGTACTAGACAGGGTTTCCTATTTCACTTGATAATGAGATGGTCGATGTTGAGGGGAAGTCAATTTTTTAATTTTATCCCACAAAAATTTTTAAGGAGAAATGAATGGCACTTAATCCGCTAAAAGCGAAAATGGTTTTAGAAAATCAGTTTGGTGAAGTTTCAATTAATTATATGCTCCCTATTGATGGAGTACCTGGAGTTGAAACAGAATTTTCAGAAGAAGGCGATATCACAGGCGCTGCTTTTCAAGCAACCGCAACTGTTGCATCAGGATTTGGTAGCGATGATTTCGCAGAACCTTCTTCTGCATATGGTCTTCGTGGATACGTTAATGGAGATGATCTTGCTCAAACACAAAGTTTCAATGCCGGTACTGTAGGTTACTACGGAGTTACAGGCACTAACGCTAGCTTGATGCCAAAATGTGGTGTCCTAGGAATTATTGGCGACACAACTACAACTGCTGATGCAGCTGTTATGGCCTATCTTGATGGCGATGGCGGAGCAACGAATGCACGTGCTGGTTTTGGTATCATGATGCTCAATTCAACCGCTGCGTCTGGATTTGATTATGGAATGGATTTAAAACTTCAAGTTCAAGCCGGTCATGAATCATTTTCTCAAGCTTATAAAAAAGCTGATGCTAGATATTCCAATGATGTTGTGTTTATGAGTGGTGCAGGAGCACCTGTTGATGGAACTACTGGTGATAACTTTGCTGGACCTGGTTCGATCTATATTAATATCACAACTGGTAAAATGTACTTACAAGGTAGCTTAATCACTACTCCAGTTTGGAAACTCGTAACAAGCGCAGCTTAATATGACAAAAGAAGAAATTCAAAAAAGATTAGAATTTTTAGAACAAGCCAAAGCTTCAGCTATTGCTAAAGCAAATTCCATTGTAGGACAAATATCTGAATTGGAATTTTGGCTAAAAAAATTAGAAGAAAAAGAGCCTAATTTAAAATTAGTTCCAGAGCAGGAGCCAGCTGTTAAGTGAAGTATTTTTACACCACTTCGAAAATTTCGGAGAACATGCATGAGACCAATGAAGGGTTTTTAGTATGTATAGGTGTTCCGATTGCTCGTACTGGTGAAATGGAATATGGACCTAATGAAACTCCATTAGAACCAGATGAAACCGGAAAAGTAATTATCAATAGAACAGAGAATGAAGTTTTCAATAAAAAAACGATGGCTTCATTTGAAGGCAAACCTATTACTATTACCCATCCGACTGAATTTGTTACTCCAGAAAATTGGTCGCGCCTAGCAAAAGGTGTGATCCAAAATGTTCGTAGAGGTGAAGGTGATCAAAAGAATGACTTGATTGCCGATCTTCTAATCACGGATATTATTGCAATCAACCTTGTGAAAAATGGTTTGAGAGAAGTATCATGCGGATACGAAGCCAATTATATTCAAGAGGGTGAGGGCGAGGGTAGACAAACTAGAATTATAGGAAACCATTTAGCCCTTGTTGATCAGGGGCGAGCGGGATCTTCATACGCAATTAATGACCATAAAGGAAAGGTAATAGAAAAAATGAAATTGACTGATAAAATCAAAGCCATTTTCGCGAAAGCTCAAGATGAGGCAATGAAAGTTGCTGCGGATGAAGCTCCCGTTGAAAAAAAAGAAGAAGAAAAATCTAAAGACGCCCTTAAAGAAGAGAGTCCAAGTCTTAGCGCTTACGATGAACTCGTAAAAATGTGTGATGCTTTGGCTGAAAAAGTAAAATCTATGGGTGAATCTAAAGATGTTGAGAAAAAAGAAGATCCAAAAAAAGAAGACGCTAAAGATGAAGAAGTTAATGCTTCTCTTGAAGATCGACTTAAGGCTTTGGAGGCTTCAGTTGCTAAACTTCTTGAGCACGAATCTGTTGCTGCCGATAAAAAAGAAGATCTCGAATCTGAAGATGAAGATTTTGAAGAAAGCACCATGACAGGCGATGCAATTTCTAGAATTGAAATTTTAGCTCCTGGTATGAATACAAATGTTAAAAATGCAAAAGCTAAAGCTCTTAAAACTGCTTATTCGACCGATGAAGGCAAAAAAGTTATTGATGCCCTTACCGGTGGCAAGCCTACTTTTGATTCAGCAGAGCTTTTCATGGCAGCATCAGAAGTTTTAAAAGCAAAAAGGTCTTCGGATTTTTCTAAGACCAAACAAAGTTCATTAACTCAAGATACTGAAAGCTCTCCATTCAAGGGTGCTGTGACTCCTGAGAAGATGAATGAAATTAACGAAAAATTTTGGAAAAAACAGGCTTAATAAAAAGGAGAATTTAATATGCCAGCATATTTACTTACAGCACCCAACGGAGTCGCAGGAGATGTTACTCGAACAGATGAATCAAACGTAGAGCCAGCAATGCTTGTTGCTGCTTCTTCTGTTTATGCACAAAAATTTGGTATCCCCATGAAATATGTTTCTGGTGGTATTCAACAATTTAATGGTGGAGCAGAAGTTCCAGCCGATTTCGCAGGAGTTTTGATTCGTGAAGTTCCTAGCATTAGCGGAAACGCTCTTGGTGGTTTTTCGGATAACATTCCTAATCCAGACGCTCCTCAAGGCCTTATGGTTAGAGGATATTGTTCTGTTCTTTGCACAAGCGGAACTCCCGCTCGTGGTGGCGCAGTATATGTTCAAACAGTTGCAAACGGCGGAATCAATGTAGGCGAATTTAGAACTACTGATGATGGATCAAATGCAATTTTGCTTGATAATGTTATTTGGGCTAGCGATGGAAAAGACGCTGACAATAACGCCGAAATTAGAGTTGCACGATAATTAATTTTTAAGGGAGAAAAATAAAATGCCACAAATTATACGAAGATTTAGAACACAAGACTCGGCGTTGGCTTACTATGTAAATCAGCTCGAAAATTTAGACCAACGATTATATCAACCACTAGTTAGTGTTAGCTGGAGCAGAGATATTAAACTCCGCGCTGGAATCACTATGGCTCAAGAAAGCACTTCTTTCATTCAAGCCGCATTTGCTGGTGCCGGTACATTGAAAGTTGGCGGTAACATGCCTTTTGTATCTGCAGAAACTACTGCAATTCCTGGTGTTGATATCAATGGAAATAAAATTATATTGCCACTTCGCTTACTTGCTCGTGAAGTAACTTATACTTCGGTTGAGCTTGAGCGTTCACAATTAACTGGTCAGCCAATTGATGCTCAAAAAATCAATGCACTTAATACTCTTTACCAAATGAATACAGATCAAATGGTTTATATTGGTGCAACTGAAGTTGGTGCAACCGGTCTTGTAAACAATGCAGGCGTTACAGTAGACACCGTTGCTACTGGAGTTTCTGGTTCTAAACTTTGGGCACAAAAAACACCTGATGAAATTTTAGCAGATGTTAACAGCCTACTTAGTGCATCTTGGGCAGCAGCTGCTTATGCAGTTTGTCCTGGTAAATTACTTTTACCACCTGCTCAATTTTCCTATATTGCTTCACAAAAAGTTAGCTCAGCAGGAAATGTTTCGATCTTGAAATTCTTGAAAGAGAATAGCATTAGTCTAAACATTAACGGCAGCGAACTTGATGTTCAGCCAGTTAAATGGTTAGCAGGTCGTGGAGTTGATTCCGCAGATCGTATGGTTGTTTATACAAACGAAGAAGATAGAGTACGCTTCCCAATGGTGCCTATCCGACGTGAAACAGCTTACTATCAAGGTCTTCGCTTTACTGCTCCTTATCTTTGGGCTTTTGGAGAAATGGAATTCGTTTATCCAGAAACCGTTAGATACGCAGACGGAATTTAATAATGTATTTTAAATTTAAACAGGCAGTTTGTTTAAATAAAAAAGATTATCCTCTGGGAGTGAATGAACTCTCAGAGGACGTTCTTGAGTCTCTTTCTCAAGATGAAACTTTTTTGCTTTATAAAAAAGTTGGTTTAATTGAATCAACATTAGCTCCAGTTACAGAAGATCTAATTAGAAAAAAAGAATTAGCATCTAAATTTTTGCCTAAAGAAGAAAAATTACCTGTAGAAGAAGTTATAGAAGAAGAAGTTAAAGTTTTAGAAGAAGTGAAAGAAAAATCTTCGAGCAAAAAAAAGAAAAGGTAATATAAATTGTGGATATATCGGCTTTCAGAATTAATTTTCCAGAATTTGCCGATACCGTTGTATATCCAAATTCAATGATTCTTTTTTGGACTACGCTTGCAGAGACGATGCTCCCAGAAGATTTATGGGGAGACGTATGGGAACTAGGCGTTCAGCTCTATGTAGCTCACGAAATAGTCATAGCCACACAAAATGTAAAAGCCGCTTCTGTCGGTGGATCTCCTGGTCAATCAGGTGGTATTGCGAATAATAAAACAGTTGGATCAGTTACCGTTGGATATGATTCCACAGTGTCTTCAGAAAAAGATGCTGGATGGTGGAATAGAACTACCTATGGGATTCAGCTTTATAGATTGATTAAAATTTTTGGTGCTGGGTGTAGACAATTATGAGTCTAAAAGTAACAGCAGATTTCACTAAAAAATTTAATGAAACTATTTCTAAATTTAAAGGTGATGCTGTTTTAGTTGGCATTCCAGCATCTACTTCGGATAGATCAACTGTTGTTGATGAGCCGATTAATAATGCGACTATTTTAGCTATCAATGAGTTTGGTAGCCCACAAAATAATATTCCACCACGACCTGTAATGGCGATTGGAATTAAAGCAGCGCAAGATCAAATTGCTGAACAATTTAAGTTAGCTGCTAAAAATGTTTTATCTAAAGGATTACAATCTCTTTATCTTTATTACAACCGAGCTGGAATTATTGCTTCTAATTCGATTAAAAAAACTATCAATAATCAAATTGGTATTGCCGGTCCTTCTGAAGCGACTTTAAAAATTAGAGAGTCACAAGGTTTTAAAGGAACTAAATCTCTTATTGTTACCGGACAACTTAGAAATTCGATCACCTATGTAGTTAATGAGAGCGGCAACTAATGGCACAAATTGATGTAACAGAGTTGCTACATGATCCTGATTTTGTAGACGCTATCCAGCTTATCAATAGAACACCCACGGTCAATGCTCGCGGAGAAAATGTAATTAGCGAAGTGGTTGTTAACTCTATTGGATCCGTTCAACCAGCGTCGGGTAAAACATTACAAAGACTTCCAGAAGCGCTTCGATTGGCCGATGTCTCTAGTTTTTGGTTTCAAGGGGTCATCACGGCCACGGCGCCTGGAAAATATTCCAGCATTCTTGTTTTTAAAGGTAAAAGATATCAGGTTCAAAATGTTTTAGACTGGTCTAATTGGGGAAAAGGATATTCGGAGGGCACATGTATAGCAGAACTTCCTTCTTAAAGTCTCCTCAATCTAGTTCTAATTTTGTCACAAATTCGACAAAGCCTTCCGTGGCCACCGGATCTGATATAAGTATTTTCTTTGGTAAATTCATGTCCTTTTTGGCAATGAGTTCTTATTTTAAATTTAGCAGAAGGAGCCCCGCTTCTTCGGTTATTTTCTTTAGCAGTAACAACTTCCAAATGATTTGGATTTACACAAAAAGTTTTTTTACACAAATGATCTATTTGCATTCCTTCTGGAATTTTTTCTTTATGAAGTTCATAAGAAAATCTATGGGCTCTAACAGATTTTTTGTTTCCAATATAAAACTCTCCATATTCTTGTTTGGCCCTTCCACCAATCCATACCCAACAGGTATCTGTTTTTTTTACTCTGCTCCAAAAATTTTTAAGAATCTGATCCATGTCCAACCATATAGAAGGTGTATTGGATGATCAATAATTCTTCCACGGGTGGTTACTTACAACCTGGGACCACGGAGGGTCTTCCCAGCAGCTTAACGCTGACTCAGTTCATCCAAACTGTTTTAGTAGGTGTTTCCGATTTACCAGGAAATATGTGTAGACCTAATTGGCAAGTGGCCCCTCCTAAACAGCCCGATATTCAAACAAATTGGCTAGCCTTTGGCATTACTACGTCTCAGCCAGATACATACGCCTACGTGGGAATTGATGAAGATGATGCGACTGTTATGCAGCGTCATGAGCTTTTAGAAATTCAATGCTCTTTTTACGGACCCGATGCCATGGAAGTAGCTGGACTCGTTCGAGATGGCTTTCAAATACAACAGAACCTAGAGGCCCTTAGATCGGCTAATATGGGCTTTGTGGAAACCACACAAGCAAATCATATTCCAGATTTAATAAACGAAAGATTTATAAACAGAATTCAAATGAGTGTTTATTTGAGACGCGAAATTCAAAGAACTTATCCAATATTAACTATTCTTTCTGCCACGGGAACAATTCATACTGTCCTTGGAAGTGAAGAGTATCTACTTGATTGGAATGTAGAGAATGAGGAAACTTAATTTATGTCGAAACCAATGATTACAGGATATCAAGGTCAACTCAATGTTGGAGTTGAAGCAGTTATTGCTCTAAGTGGAACAAAAAGTGCTGCCGTTGATTTAGGTGGATTTACCCTTTGTGGAATTCTTTTACCCGTCATGACAGGCACTGCCTTATCTTTTGAAGTGAGTGATGCGATTGACGGGACTTTTGTACCTCTAAAATCAACCACATCTGGCACAACACTTTCATATACAACTGCATCTTCTACATATGCAGCTATTGATCCAAAAGATTTTCAAGGAGTTAGATTTTTGAAAGTTGTTTCGGGAAGCACAGAACTAGCAGCTCGAACATTAAAATTAGCAGTGAAAGGATTATAAAAAATGAGTTTATCAGTATCTAGATTAGTCCGTGTTGTCGTTAATCTTTCACCCATTGCTGCCGCAAGAAGGTCTTTTGGCGTTCTTATGGTTGCGGGTGATTCGGATGTAATCAGTGGTTTAGAAAGATTTAGAAGTTATACAACGCTTGAAGGCGTTGCTGCTGATTTTGGAGTCGATGCTCCTGAGTATAAAGCAGCAGCTCTTTATTTTGGTCAGACTCCAAAACCATTAACTATCATGATTGGAAGATGGATTAGAACAGCGTCTGCTGCTCAAAATATTGGTGGAGTTTTAACTGAGACCGAACAACTTTTATCTAATTTCACATCTATTACAAATGGTGGAATGGTTATTGTAGTTGATGGAACCACAAAAACTTTAACTGGATTAGATTTTTCAGCTGAAACAAATTTAAATGGTGTTGCATCCGTGATTGATACCGCTCTTACTGGAGCTACCATTGTATGGAATGGAACTAACTTTGTTGTTACAAGCGGAACTACGGGCGCGGGCGTAAAGGCTACTGGTACAGTAACTTTTGATTCAAATCCAGTTGCCACAAATACTTTAGTTCTTAACGGTGTGACTCTTACTTTTGTTTCATCTTCTCCTGGTGCCAATGATATTTTAATCGGTGCTGATGAAGTATCAACCGCTGCTAATGTTCAAGCTTATTTGAATGCAACAACTAACCCATCCTTAACTTCAGCAAGTTATTCAACCGCAGCAGGCGTTATAAGTATTGAATACGATACAGTTGGCGTAGCTGGTAACTCCTATTCTCTTGCAGAAACTGGATCAGCGATTACTTTATCTGGATCAACTCTTTCTGGTGGAGCAGTCCCATCTTCAGTTGGTTATGCAACCACTGGATCTGGAACTAGCATTTCAGCATTGCTTAAGCTTACATCAACAACTTCTCAGGGACTCCCTGAAGGTTACGACGCTGAAACTCCTGTTGAGTGCGCAGCTATTTTGGCCAATATGTCTTCGTTATGGTACGGACTTATGTTCCAAGCTTCTGTGCAGCCTACAGATGATGAAAATATTGATGTATGTGATTTTATCAACGCTTTAGATTTAAAAAGAATTTTTGGCGTAACGATTACAAATACAAATGTTTTAAGCGCTTTAGTTGACACTGACTTAGCAAGCCGCATGAAAGATGGCGGATATAAACAATGTTTCAATCAATATTCTTCTAATGCTTATGCGATTGCTTCATTTTTTGGACGTGCTTTTTCTGTAAACTTTAATGCTAATCGTTCCACGATTACTTTGATGTATAAACAAGAGCCTGGAGTGACAGGTGAAGAATTAACAGAAAATCAGGCAGCTGTTCTTGAAGATAAACGATGCAACGTATTTGTAAATTATGTTAACGACACGATTATCATTCAATACGGAGTGATGAGCGGTTCGGCTTATTTTGATGAGATCCACGGCCTTGATTGGTTCCAAGATGCTATTCAAAATTCTTGTTACAATGTTCTTTATCAATCAAAAACAAAAGTTCCTCAAACTGATGCAGGTGTAAATTTACTTACTAACTCCATTTCAGGCGTATGCGAAGAAGCTGTGAATAACGGTTTAGTAGCTCCTGGTGTATGGAACGCTGATGGATTTGGTCAGCTTGAAAATGGCCAGTATTTGAAAACTGGATATTATATTTATGCTCAGCCAATGGCTCTTCAATCACAAGCTGATAGAGAGACAAGAGTATGTCCACCTATACAGGTCGCCGTGAAATTAGCTGGAGCAATCCAAGAACTTGATATTTTGGTTGATGTTAACCGATAAAATAAAGGGAGATTTTTAAATGGTATATTCATTTTTGAACGTCAGCGCAACAATTTCAGGTCCAGGCGCTGCTGGATTAAATTTAGGTGCAGGTGCTGCGAACTCTGAAGAGGGCATCACGATTGAAGCAGTAGAAGATAAAAACGTGATGACCATTGGTGCTGATGGCCAAGGTCAACATTCGTTAATCGCTAGCGATGCGTGTAAAGTAACAGTGAGACTTTTAAAAACGTCTCCTGTGAATGCAGCTCTTATGCAATTCTATGAACTTCAATCCGCAAGTTCTGCTTTATGGGGACAAAATGTTATTACTATTGTTGATAACGGTCGCGGCGATTTAACCACTGTTCAAGCTGCAGCTTTTAATAAAAAGCCAACCATTACTTATGCTAAAGAAGGCGGAATTAATGAGTGGATTTTTGATGCTATTAAAGCAACCACAGTATTAGGTGCTGGATAATTTTATGAGCGAAAGAGATTTTGAAATTGGATCAAGACGTTTTAAATTAAATAAGATTGATGCTTTTAAACAATTTCATATCGTAAGAAGAATTGCTCCTATTCTTGCGGATCTTTTGCCTGCTTTAAAAGATGTTCAAGGCGTATCTGCTAATGCTGAACTTTCTGAGTCTGAAAAATTAGATCAATTTGCAAAAATTGCAGCTCCATTAATGAATGGTCTTTCTAAATTATCCGATGTGGATGCAGATAAAGTTTTATACGGACTTTTATCTTCAGTAGAAGTTCAGCAAGCGACTGGTAACTGGGCAAAGGTTGCTAATGAATCAATGCTCATGATGAATGATATGGAGCTCCCTATTTTGTTACAAATAGCAGGAAGAGCTTTCATGTTTAATTTATCTGGTTTTTTCGCCGGACTCCCAGCCAAATCATAGGTGGTTCGGGAGTAGTTTCAAAAAGACCTGTTCACTGGGTCTCTATGAGTGATGGTGAGGATTGGCTTTTAAGACCTGTTTTAGAGAGATTATGCCAATATGAAAGTTTGAAAAATGGAGTTTTAGACTTAGAAGATATCGCCAAGATGAACGATGCTCTAGACATTAGATTTGAGAATGAACAACGATATAGAAAAGCTAATGAAGAATAATTTAGGGGTGGGTTATCACTGGAGAGGTAATAAAAAGTTATTTAGTAGGTTTAGGATTCGGAGTTGATGAGGCTTCTTTATCTAAATTTAATAAATCAATAGCTAATGCTTCATTAAGAGTTGCCGCTCTTGGTGCTGCTATTCAAGCTAGTGCCGCTGCTATAGGGTTTGGAATTTCTGAAATTTCTCAAGATTTTGAGAAGATGGGTTATGAATATCGAATCATTGCCCCAGCGATTAACAAAGCTCTAATTTTAAGAAGAGAGCTTTTAAAAGCCTATTCAAATGCAGGCGTTAATATCGTCAAAGTTATTCAGTCTTCTGTAAAATTTAATATGTCTTTGGCAAAAACAAAATTTGCTTTAAAGGCTTTATACGATTCTGTCGGATCTAGATTTTTTGGAATTCTAACAAAACAGTCAGATGTTTTTAGAGAAAAACTTTATAAAAACATGCCAAAAATTCTCAACGTATTAGAGAGTTTTGTTAAATTTGTTTTTAAAGCATTCGACGCCACCACACAGCTAGGTGGAAGATTATGGGAAATTTTATCTAGGGTTTATGATTTTTTTGTAAAGCTAGATACGGCAACCAATCACTGGTCGACTATTATTTTAGGACTTATTGCAGCTTGGAAGCTTTTAAATTTATCATTTTTAGCAACGCCTCTTGGATTACTTTTATCTTTAGG